GGGGTAGAGAGTATTTTTATTTATTTTAAACCTATACTATTTACATGAAGTAATACCTGTAAACTTGATAAAGGAAATTAAAAATGAAATTAGCAACTACTAGATTCAGCTTTCCAACACGAGAAATTCCTCTGATTAAAAATGTTAGACTGTATGTTTTTAAAGAGAATGAATTTGAAAAGGAAGTAAGTGTATCGGAATATAAAAGAAATTATTATCTTGAGAAATTAAAGAAGTTGGGTGAATTTAACACATCTAAAAATAAATACCGAGTATACGGGTGTGTATCTGATCAGTATTTAGGGGTTTATGAATTCTTATCAGAATATATTATTTCCGATATCGTATATATTTCATTGGTTCAAGATTCACCTAATAACTATACTTTGTCTAAAGTGATGATCGATGTAGATAACTCTAATCCTGTATTTGTCGAACGCTCTCGAACAACGCCAAGTTTTAGATCTAGTATTAAAGATTTATCAAAAGATCAAAATGAAATTTGTTTTGATTGGGAGCCATTGTTAAAATTAGAAGAGTTCTTAAAGAACAGATTAGAAAGTGGTGAGTTACTAGATTCTTGTATGCAGTTTTTAGAAAACTAACTTATTAAAGGAAATAAAAAATGAATGTTAACTTTACTTTGGTTTTGATTGATGAACCTGGCTTAGAAAAAGTACGTAAAGATATTCGTCTTTTGAAAGGAGAAGAATATTTACCAGGAAATTTTATCGGTGTAACTAGTGAGATTATTCCTGAGAAAGTAAACGTCTGGATTATTGAGAATTACGGAAATGTAGATTCAGATATCCGAGAAGCGTTCTCATCACATGCTAAAAATATCGTTCATTGTTATTTAGAAGTGGTAGGTGCTCGTGAAGTACTGACAGTGGATCGCGATTCTTTAAATGATTTCTGGGGTGCTGATTCTGAAGAAGATAAAATTGCCCAAGCTACGAAGATTAATAATTATCTGATCAATAATGAGAATTATTTTGAATTTGTAGCCAATGCTATTTCTAAAACATTTACATTTGTAATTGGCGATTCGCCAGACCAGCATAAAGTAATTAGTCGCATTACTTTTACTAATGATTCTGGACGTTTCACTCATCGTGCGGTATATCGTGAAGTAGACCCAAGTTACGATACAAATTACGATCTGTGGAAGAAAGGTAAAGAAAAACAATGGGTGTCTCGTGTTGGACGTTGTTTTGAAATTGATTCTTTCTCTATCGAAAATTTCAATCGTGCGTGTAAAACAGTACTGGAACAAATCGATATTGTTATCAATAATTATGTTAAACCAGAACATGTACATCTAGTAAATCCTGAATTGATCATTGAGGATTTCTGTGAATTCTGGTTCAGTATTCGTAAATCAAAACTGAACATTACTAATAGGTCATCTTAAACTGATAAGTGATTGAAGATTAGAGAGTATTCCGTTTAGGAATACTCTCTATTTTTTGACCATACTTGTTTATTTTTTTTTACACTAAGGAATTTATTAAATGTACAAAAATGTCCGAGAGGTATTTAATGACCATTGCTCGAACCTATCTATAGATACAAAGCTATGTGATAGAATTGAACAATACCTTAATTCCTTTATTACTAAATCACCAGAACATGCTCAGTTTTTTGGTGGCGATACTATTGGCGATACTGTTGTTAAGTTTGTTAACTCGGATCGTTTGAAGTGGTTTGAAGAAATACTAAGAATCGATGAGTTAGATATTGCCCCTGACTTAGCTGAATTAATTTCTCCAGTTCACTACTTAGTCGCTTCGGATCCATTTTCATTAAGCTGTGTTTGGTTAGTTCACGCTATTTGGAAATCAACAAAGATACCTGATTCTAAAAAACAGAAAGCAATGTCTGACATTATTATTGTCATGAATATCCGTTTCTTGACATCTCGTATGCAACGACACTGGCCATATCCTTGTTCAAAACAAACAGCTGAAGCTACATTGTCATCGATGTCTAATAAATACGCTATTAAGCGATTAGGTTCGTGGTTAGCTGTATTGAGAGAACGTGGTGATGATACTACAGACATGAAACATTCGATCCATAAACTCACTATTGAGAAAATGGATGTGGATATTCGTAATACTGGTTATTCAGTAGGTTACATGATTACTGACTCTCAATCACGTATTAAGAATATGTTAAAGAACATCTACAATGTCCAAAAGAATCTACAAACAACGACGATCACTTCTAGTTCGTCTACGTTTATTGAATCTGATGGCGAAGAGGTGTTAAAAGATAAAGAGAAATCATTAGAAACTTATAAACGATATCTCGAAGGTATTATTGCTGATAAACATTCGTTCATCAAATTAGATTTGATCTCGATTATTGAGAACAGTAATAAAACCATGCCTGCCCAAATGTTCAGAAGTACTTTAAGCTGGATTAGCGATACCTATGGTAAAGGATCAGAAGGAAAATTAGAGATTGATGAAATTGTTGCTAAACTCATGAATCATTTATTATCCTACCTGTATCTTAATAGAAATACCATGAAGAATAAATCTGACATCTCTGGATTACTTTCCAAGATGAAAGGTGTTTATACTTCATCACGAACAACAGAAGAAACACTTCTGGAAATTCGAGATGACATGGAAGGTATTGTTAGAAGAGCTACGAAAGTGAAATCTGGATCAGCTATTGCAGCTACTCGTACCGGTGTCATGCTTTATATCGTATTAAGAGCATTCACCATGAAACACTACCAAGGATAACGTAAATAATTATTTTAACATTGGCAATTACATTATTCTTAAAGTGTATATTTAATAAATATTACTTTAAGGAATGAGAAATGAGCTTTTTTGAAAAGTTATTAGCTAAAACTTGTAAGACAGCCCATAACCTCTCAAATCTAATCTCTACAGACTTTGATTTTTCTAAGATAGATGAATCTAAACCTACAATTATTACCATCATGACAAAATATAATTGTCCTATGGATATTGTAATCATTAAGAGAACCTATTTGATGAAAAGAAAAAATGTAGGATGGTTTAGGAAAAAGCAACGTAAATTTGTACTTTATCAGATAACAGGGATTGTTCCAGATTGTTTTCCTGATAATGTAGCTCGAGTAATGAATTCAACTATGCAAATTCCAGCATTGTTGTCTAAATTCTACGACGAGAAACAACAAATCAATGCAGTTGCTTCTGCTTTTTTAGACATTAAAATGTCCGACATCTTAAAGCAAGATAAAGTAAAATAGAATTCACTCTCCTACTCAATTAAGAGTAGGAGAGTAATTCATTTATGTCGATTAACTTAACCAGTAATTAATATCACTAATATCATTAGGGTTTTGATAAATACCATTTACAACATTTCCGTATCTATTACCAAAATAAGGATTACCTGTAAATACATCACCCATATGGCTCAAACCATCCATTACGTCATTTAACATATCTGGAGATGATCTTAATGCATTGATACGACGAGTTTCTTTTAAGTCATCAATCATGCCAGATACAGACATTGCCATTTGAGTTTTAGACTCAGGAGTCAGACGAGATTCTAACAGACGAATAGTTTTCTCTAACTTAGCAAACTCAAAATGGTCTTCAGTGTTAGATAATTCTTCGTATAAATTAGAAATCTTATCTTTCAATACTTCTTGTTCTCTTTGCTGCATTTGTTTTACTGGATCGATTTCTTCACCAGCAGTAACAACATTAGACAAGAATCTTCCCTTATTGATATTGTAATAATTAACATTACGTCCGTTAAATACAAACCAACAAGCCAATAACCAAGAAATTACTTGGTCATCGTGATCTTCTTTGTCAGAGCCATGATCGATTCTACCGTCAACAATAACCAATCCTAATAGCTCGCGGATCAGTTTCTTGTCTTTTACTTTATCAGCAATAACATCAATAGCTCGATAGAATGTTTCACCATATAGATTATCACGACTATAACGACCTTTACCAGAAGTACTATAACCAAATGAACTACGATACATATTGGCTACACTAGCTGGATTAGGATGGGCATCCATCATCATGAATGCTCTGGCTTTCTCATCTTTTTCATGAACAATAGTATTAAAGATTTGTTTAAATGGATTAATGCCGTGAGCAGGCAATGTTTCAATTAAGAAGTCGATAATACCTTGTGCTGATGATCTATTCTCTGGAACCAGTAATAGTTTAGGAAAACGAATAATCAAATCACAAAGCCATTGAGCATATTGGAAGAGATTAACTTTACTAATACTAGCCGTACCAATGATGTTAAGATCTAAAGCATTTACAAAGGTTAATGAACAGGCGTCCTTACCAATAGCAGAAGAAGAGTCCAAGCCCACAATAACCGGACAATTATTGAATATAGTAGAAAGTTCATGATTATCTACGTACCAATTAATAACAATACCAAATTTACCAATATCTCTAAATACAGGATCACATTCACTATTCTTGATCATCTGTGCTTGTTCTACAGTAAATGGAGAAGACTCTGTACCAGATGTCCAAACATTATAATAGTCTCGTAATGCATCTTCACCTGTTACTTTGTTTCGAGCCATATTCTCAATCAACCATTCGTCAGTATAACCTAATTGACGATGAGAGAAAGTTCCTTGTACTTGGAAAAGACCAATGGCTTTGAACAAAGGATCGACAGGATTAGAATCAGCTTTTACTCGTTTTTCAAATTCAATAGCATCAAAAGAATCAAAATACTTTTCATCAAACTGTGCAGATTCATTCCAGACCTCATAAGCCCAACGACCATGTGGTGTATCTTTTTTACCAGCGGTTGTTGTGAAGATAGAACAAGTTTCTTTACCTTGCTCTAAAGCTTTTTGTCTTGCCGCGTCCATTGATGAACCCATAGACGGAATGGTAATGTGGTTTAATTTGCAGAAAGCCACCTCATCACACTGACGAACTTCCACTGTGTTACCACGACCACGTTTATAAGCAGCATCTTCTGACTCTTGAGCAATAATCGTATTATAGTAATTGTTATTACTCAATACAGTAATACCTTCTGTATTATTACTATCCTTACGAGTAATAGGATTTAAGTAAGAAGGCAAGGTAGCAATAAGGGCACGAAGACGAATTACGTTTACAGTACGTAAGTCAGAGTCTTTTGTATAAAGAAGCATCTTAAGACTCTTACGGAAACACAACAGGTACTGCATGATAATATCTGTAGAGAATGATTTACCAGTTTGTCGAGGCTGGATCAAGAAATACTGACAATGGTTAAAGAAACACCAGAACAATGAGATGTTCGCTCTATTAGCTCTAAAGAAAATACGAGTATCTTCATTCGAGTCAGGTGCCTGGGCTAGTTCTCTAAAGAAGTACCATGGATTTATTGCGATTTCTGTAGCGATTTTAGAAATCATGTGAGGGGTTAAATTTGGATCAAATGGATCTACAAATTCTAAATCAGGATCATGTAAAGCAAGATGGAAATAATAGTTTTTAACACCCATCTTCTTGTAAATATTTGCTAGGTCGATAAACGACTGATTTTTAGTGGAAAGATGGACAGTCGCTTCAGGATATTTGTCCCAGTCTTGAAGAAATAGTATCATTCTGTTTATTGCCTTTTATAAAATATTTCAGTTATATATCATTAAAGTGAATTATCTAAGCGTTTTACCGCTAGTACATAACTTTTAAAAGAGATTGGGTTCACCAATCTCCTAATATCGATTTATCTATCTAACTTATTTTGTTTTTAGTCTAATTTAATTATAAGGATATTAACCATGAACAAAGATGTTTTGAAAAGCTTTTTTAAAGAAGCTGTAAGTTTAATTAAATCAGGAGAGAAATCTATTTCTCTTAAAGACCTGATTTCCGCTGATAAAGAAATTGTCAGCAAAACGATTAAACACATCACTTCGTCATCATACTACATGATGCATGTAGGTCAGATTACATCAATCCAAGAAGGATTCAACAAGTGGATTGCTGAACGGAAAGATTCCCAAGTATTTCCTCAAATCAAATTCCCAACTACGATTGACTACGATCAGTCAATAAATCTAAATAATCCAATTATGGATTTAACAAAAGCATCAGAAGATGAAATCGCCTTAGTGTATCACATGGCGGTATTGTTCTTAATTGAGTATTATTTAGAATCTGAAGAAGAAAGTTCTTGGCAGCGAGAACGAGTACAAAGCGAAGTTACACGTACACTTAATTCCAGTATTTATTTCTTCATTAACTTAGGAGCTGACCATGCTTCTTACATTGGTAACTTTACTACAGAAGAATCTCACTTCTTGGTATTTGTTACCATGTTAAAGTTCTATCGTAATCTTGATAAAGAATACGTACGTGGTATCCTGGAATACTTGACCTATCTCTTCTTGGAATTTAAAGGAGAGTACAGCCAAGAAGTACTAGATGATTTCGAAGATTATATTTCACGTACTTTCCCAAATTTGGATATCGAACGAGTATTCCAATTAGATGCAATCATGTGCATCATTAATGTATTCGATATTGTCGAATACTTCTTGGAGTTATTTATCGATAAGGAAGGTAATGATATCTTCCCTCGCGATGGATATACTCCGTCTGACCTACAAGCAACCATTACTAATTGGGCGCTTGTTTAATCTAACTAACTTAAAAGGAAACTAAAATGAAACCAACTATTACTGCTCAAGAAGCAAACGAAATGATGTACAATCTCTCCATTAAATACATGGAGAATATTAAGTACCATATGGAAACTTTGGAAAACATTCGTCCTGAAGACGAATACACACCAATGGATCTTCTCTTGGCTACGATTAAAGTAGCTAAAGTACTCTTGGTAAAAATGGAAGCCTTAGCTTCTGTTTTGAACATTAAGAGTTATTCTATTGATTTAGGTGGCGATGCATTTACAGTTGACTTGGATACAAGTAAACCAACTGTAAAACGTGTTCTTGACCTTATCGATCGAGTAGAGGGTTTAGATGGAAATTACTAACCTGGTAGTGGGTCCAGTAGGTAACGTACCACTGGACTACATATACGATTTCAACGATCCTAAACATCGTGAAGAAATCCGTGCTGATTACGCTAATGGAATCTCATCATTATTAGTCAGTATCTGTGAAGAAGTCAGTAACTATCCTGATAAGGTTATTGTCGACATCAGTGATTTATCGGTAGTCGATAATCCTGAGGAAGACGAATACGCAACCGTTATTCCAAAGGTAGAGATCTTTCCGGATCTAGCGGCAATCACTATGTTTTTCCATAAGAGTATTAATGAAAAAATATACGATACCGTACTAGAACACGTAAATAAAGAATCCCCAGGTTCCATGATTACTGATTTTGATGTTTTGACAACTTGTGTTTGTTTAAACGATTCTAAGATCAGTAACTTTGGTATTACTACCCAGTATGGGACTTACCAAATAGATTGTGTTCAGGTAGATGATGTTGTATTCCAAATGACCGATGCTGATGGCCGTAAAGGTAAGTTCAGCATGAGGATCGTTGGCATTCCTGATAACAAGAGACCAAATGGTGAGTATGATAACATTGCGACAATAATGACCGCTATGTCAACTGAAACGACTCGTGAGATGTTTAAAACCATGAGTAATTTTAAATTAACGTTGTCTCTGGATGCACTCTCTTACGTGATGATGACTTCTGGTCCTAGACCTAATTTATCTCACAACTGTTTAGATGTTATCTACTTCCGAAGTGTTGCCAAACAGTGTATAGATCAACTGGTTTTGGAAGCAAAAGGAAATAGTATTAACTAAACATAAGAATCTCTCCTCTACCTTAATTGGTAGAGGAGAGTATTTCTTTTTTTTAGTTTCCAGACAAAACAAAAGTAGCGAATACAGCTAATCGATCTGTAGACTGCATTAAATCAAATAAACTACCACAGCGCAACTCGACATCTTCCATCTTGACCGTCGCGGGTACTAGAATGACCAAATTAACAAAATAACCATCCACAATTAAACTACGAATTTTTTCAACATGGTAATCTGATAAAGTCTCGTATTGGATTGTCCAAATGAATGGTTGGTTATTGCCTTTAATCAAACTCGCTAACTCACCAGTGATATCGTATAAACCTAAACCACCCTCTACATGCTCCACGCTTAATCGACTATTACGTGTAGCGGCAATAGAGCCATCTACTCCAGCGATGACGTCATTACGACCAATCATGTAGCTCTTAGTGGGATCTTGTTTATCACCCATGTCACGACCCATTGATTCAGCCATGCCGTCTTGTTCATTTTCAGTCTTACTAAATATTTCATTTAGTCTCTGAGCAATCTGAGTAGCAAAATCTCCCATGATGGGAACATTCTCAGTTCCTTTAAATGTAGGTGGGTGAATAAATGATTCGGTACTTAAATCTTTCTTTAAAGATTTTATCGGTACGACTTTGAATTTCATTATTAATCTTTCTATTAAATCAATACATGTTACCCATGGTAACTCGCCACAATCTCCAGTTTTGTTCTTCATCAGCTTGCCAGAGAATACGGCTAGCATCACGTTTCTTTTCCTGATACATTTCTTCAGCATCTGCATAAGTGTCTACCCACTCACCAAATGCTGCCAATTCAGAACCGCCATCTAACATTGCTCTATTGATTCGGATTTTAAGCTTTTTATAAATGTAAGCTTTACACGCCAATAGACTTAATTCTTTAACGTAAGAAATTGCAGTACGGTCAATAGTGTTTAGTTTAGCATCATGTTCTACCAAAATATCAATAGTACAGTTGGTACTAAGATAAGGAGCGCGTTTAATAATAAAAGAATTAGGAGAAATAACTTCCGTCTTTTCTAAGTAGTTAGCTGGTACACTGGAACCACCCGCAGCCATTTTAGATCCAGCAGACATCACTGAAGAAACTCCAGCTGCAAGACTATCATTACCCATGTAAGAGTTATTATAGATGTTGACAGTATTTACACCCAATACAGAAAGAATCTTTCTATTCTGCAATACTTCAGGAGGGATAACCACAACATAGTCAGATACATTGATTCTTTCGATCTGACAAGCCTCTAAAGGAATAGTAACTTGATGAGCGTATTCTAAAGAGAGATCAGGAATAACTCGTTTTTCAAAAATCTCAGTAATGATACGAGCATCTGCACTTACAGGTTTGTAATAATCTTGGCGATATGGCGTAACAAAAGTTTCCTCAATAATCTCTTCAGGAATTACTTGATGTATTTCAGCTAGACACATGTTTACAGTTGACATAAGTCTATCCTTTCGAATATATAAATATAGATAAATTATGCTATAATTTTCATACGAATAATCTAATTAGTTACACGAATATATTATTATCATGAGAAAAGAGTAAATATCATTCTATTTTGCTCTAGATTCATCCTACATTGAGAAACTATCTTAAGATGATAGATACCCTTAAGAAACATTAAAAGTCCGTATAAGCTTATTTTTACAGACTTTGAGCATTTATGATCGATATTCTAATTGTATAGGAATTTGTTATGCAACAAACATTCTTTATCCCTGATATAGAAAAAGCAATAAAAGATGTTTTTATGTACGGACATCAATTAATAGAAAATCCTATTGGATCTTCTATGGACAAAACTGTTCAAGAAGCATTAGGCGAATACATCATAAACCATAAATTTACATTATCTAGTTTTAACTGGTTAGTGAATTTAGGAATCGATAAAGTCTATGCCGAAGAATTTAATCGCGCTGGCTTCATGAAAGATACATGGTCTTGGTATGCTGGTATTAATATTATCGTTAACTACTGGTTAGAAAGATTAGGTTGTTTTGTCATTAATAATAAACAATATCAGATCATGGATGCCGTTAATCTATTGATACAATTTGATAAAAACCTAAAACAAGATTACAGTACAGGTAAGGAAATAGAAATGTTGGTTTCCGCAATAAAAAGCGGACATGTTGAGAATTTCTTTTCTAAGACATTAGGTGCTTTGAATAAAGCATATCAAGAAGACATTGAATTATGCAGATTTATCGAGAACAGAAATCAAAATGATATTGGTATCAAATTACCAATGTCTTTTGTCATCGATCCATTTTATTTAACAATTACATTTATTCACTAGGCACACTATGGAAAACAAGTCAATTATTCAATTAAATGTTCGCGAAATTCTTGAAGATATAGAACTTCAATTAGTTAATATTGGTGTATATAATAAACCAATATTAGAGAGCGAAGATTTTGGTTTTTACCATAAAGAAACTTATAGAGAACTTATTACGAAAGGAGAGACATACACCTTAGTTAATATCGACGGTGTAAAATCTCAACAAGAATATAAAGGAACTATTAAGTCATTTAATTATTTTCGACATCATCAAGTTTACGACAGTTATGGCAATAAAGTTTATTCTCCTTTTGGAAATGTTACATTTTCTAGAATTTGCCATGCAGAGACACTAACAATATTCAAAGACATTTTTGATCACTCATTAAAAATGGATCTTCCATTACGCTTTTGCGGTAGATTGATAATGGCCAGGAGAGATTTAGCTTTATATGTTTTAAGCTTAGTATTTCCGGAACATATTGGTTATATTCTTAAAGACGATATTCCTGACGAGGAAGTGGATAAAAATCCATTGGTTATTCTGATGTATAACATTATTCGTATTATTGAGAATATCGTTAGAAGTTCAGGTTTGTCTCTAAACGAAATCTATGCATTCGTGTATAAAGAAGGATTTGTTTATTTAGAAAGTCTCGGTGATTATCGAATCATTGAGTGGGAAATGATCCAAGATTATATTCAAGATAAGATTGGATCTGAAAATGCCAAAGAATATAAAAATACCTTTGGAAACATGAATCCATTAGAATTTCTTTGTGATACATCACCAAAATATGTCGAATATCTGGTGAGTGAAATGGTGGATAAAAAGCAAAGACAAATTTGGTGTAAACTGATAAATTAATTTTAGAAAGTAGTACTAAGTATGGTGCCTATTTTAAAAATTCCAGAGAAAAGGTACTCTACAGCTTATTTAGGGGATATCAACCTAGTTGATATTTACAACTATTTCCAAGAGGAGCTTCTTAATAGGAAGCTATCCTCTTGGGATCTTCGTCAATGTGGTTATGAAAGCATACACCACTTTTTTTTGCTTACTTTAAATGAGCTTTATGACGAAATGGTTGATCCCGAAAGAAATTCAGACCACTATGCTAAATACGTAGAAACCGTTACAAATATCGGATTGAGTATAGAAGTTGCTGATAATATTTTAAAATATTTAGCTGTATTAGTTAATGAAGTAATAGAAGAATTAAGAATAACAAATAAAGAATGTGTTTATATTCAAGTGCAAGAAGACATTAGCTTAATCCCTTTGGCTTCTGTTTATTGTTTAAGATCCATAAGTATAATTGGAGTAGACACATATGTCCCTAGGCAAAAAATGCGTTTTTAGCGTAAACATTCCGAGTCAGCTAAATATCGCTATTGATTTAATTTATAAAATGACTGGACACCATATTAACATTAATCAGTTGGTGGACTTCATTTCTAGAAATCGCCCTTATCGAAATGTCGATATGGATGCAAAAGTAAATACTGAAACCATTTTATTAACCGATACATTTGTAGAGAATATTGAACATTATCAGAATACCCCAATGGGTATTCAGATCTACGATACACTCTATCAAGTCATTCTGGTTTATTACCGATTTATTTTTGATAAGGGTGATTATCTTTCTACTCAGAACAACTATATTCTGTTTAGTAAAGAGAATCTAAATCTGGATAAATAGTTATGGTCATGGCCGCTTTTTCAGATGATCCTCAATATAAGTTAAAAATCTATTATTGTAACTTATTTGAAAAGTATTATATTACAGATGGGGATTATGTCCAGAAAATTATGATACTGATGAGAAATGCTTTTCGATTTACAGAAAATCAGTTTAGACTGTACATCATGGAAATCGATAATGTATTTAGAAAGAAAGACCATCTCTTTCAAAATCAAAATATTCTGGATTTTTATAATGAGTTTTCTTTTTCGAATCTTTATCCTGAGATAGAAGCTACGCCTGAGATAGCAAAAAGACTGACTGACCTCGCTTTTGAATTATATCGGTCAGTCATTTCTCTAATGGTTAGTAATAAACTTTACCTACCTGAACCTGTCATTCAACAGGATGGTATTTTAAAAGTGAATTGTTACCATATCGGTGGCTATACTAAAGATTCAATTATTCTATTTAAGACAAATCCCTGGAGTCCTATTTAAAATGGCAGTCACTAAACAATTACAGATTGGTAAAATCTATTCCTTCGATACTTATGCTCCTGAGGTATTAGGTACTCGAATTGCAAATGCAAAATGTTTAGCAGTACTCAATGCTCAAAATGCAATATCTAATGGTGTGGACATCTTTGCTTATCATGAACAAATGAGACCACACTTACCAGTCGGATATAATAATGATCCGATGACGATGATTTATGTTAAGCTTGTAAACTCATCTGGTCTAGAGACCATTTACTCAATGGACTGGATCAATTTAGAAACCTTACAAGAAACCAGAGCAGATCGAATCATCGCAACCATCGATGGTGTATCTATCGAAGATATTGAGATTATCCGTAGAGCTTTAGCAGTACAAGGTTATAATAACTTTAACTTAGTACTAACAGAAAGTTAAAATATCTCAATACCACTCTATATATGAACAAGATACTTTAGTCTTATTGATTTAGGTTAGTTGACAACTTCCTTCACTACTGTTTATCGAGGAATAATCTAAATCAGTACATTCCCTTGTAGTCATCTTTTTTTTTCATTTTGATGCGACATGAATAATGTTCTAGCGACGAACTAGAAGTTATTTCTATAGGGGTGCCAGAATGGCTATTAATAAATTGTATTGGATATCCTGAACACGCCTGAAAAAGATCCAGTAAGACTAGATAGTAAAAATGTCAGTTCCTACAAACCCAACCGAAACCCTCGCTCCTCAGATTAGGGGCGAGGGGAGTAAGTTTATATGTTTTTGTATGAGATTTAAGATCTTAAATTATTTTATTTTGATCAAAAGGATAAACAAATGTCTGATGATAAAGAAGTAAGCCAAGAGGTTAAAGAACAACCTAAAAAAGCTTATGAAGGTGGCGAGATTGTTTACTGGCTTAAAGGTGAAATCTCTCAAGATGATTCTACATTGATTCGTAATGCCAAACGTGTATTCAACGAAAAAACTTTACCTCATGTAGAAGATGATGCTACTGCAGTGGTTAACGTTAAGCTTGCTATGCTTGCTGGTAAACCTGCTGACCCTGTAGCTAAAGAAGGTAAAGAAGAACATCGTCGTATTGATGATGGTGCTGTAGATGATAACGCTGGTCGTTTCGTACCTCCTGTAGCTACTCCTACTGGCCCTGGTAATGAAGGTGAACGTGCAAATACTCCTGAGCGTACACCATCTGGTAAACCCGTTAAACCTAAAGACGCCAAACCTGAGGGTGCTGAAGCCTGAAGGGGTCTTCAGTCGGGTGGACCGTCTGACGCCTAACGGACTAAACATACACTCTACTCCTTAATGGGGTAGAGTGTAAAATTATCTATGTCCTGCCTATTTTTTGAAAATACAAATATAGGAACGACCCAAATGGACAACATACGTTCTAAGAACCCTAACGATATATCTGGAATTAATGTAAATCAATACGATCTTAAAGAAAATGTATTCGTATTAAATGCTAATGAATACACCAGGAAGTTAAATCCGGTAGTCGATTATATTGAACAACAAGCAAAATTTCTATCGGTTATGGAAGAGATTCCTTACGAAGATGCCAGAAGTTTTGTAGCGGAAAATATTAAACCAGATGGTTTATTTCCGATTAAGAATCCTAAGATACATTGTGTTCGTAAAGATGAAAATGGCGATCGGTACGAAGATGTAGACAGTACTTTATTACAGTACTTGAAAGAAACATTTGTTAGTGAAGACATCATGGCAGCTACGTTTACAACGTTTATGCCACACAAACGTAAGATGTCTTATATTTCCCAATATGTAGAAGAAGCATTTCCTAAACGTAAAGCTTTAAAGAAACGTCAGTTTCAAATGAAGCAGATGGGTAATTCAGTAGGTGAAGCATTCGCTAATAATGGTCAGAATAACATTAAGCGTTCTATTAACTCCATTTCTGGTGCCTCATCATTACCATCAACACCCATTTATTGTATTTCGATGCATCCTGTATTGACATCTAACTGTAGGATGACTTCTGGATATGCTAATGCAAATAATGAAAAACTGTTGGGTGGTAATCGACATTATCATTCGGCAGATGTTACGATCAATAACTTAGTAGCACTAACGACCAATATTGATTTGGAACAAGTAAAAGCAGTTATAGATCAATATAATCTTTATGTCCCTAATTCAGAGGAGTTGTTCGAGTACGTCTTAGAAAGTACGCGTAACTATTGGAGATGGCCGGAGAAAGAACAAATCATTAGAGAGTTTATTACCAAATGTACTCGTGAAGAAAGAGCTTGCATTGCTTACATTTACGACTTACATGCAATGAAACGATTTAATGAAGAATTCATGTATTCTTTTATTGGCAAACTTTCAGAAAAAGTAGATCCGATTCCTGGATTAGATCTTGAAGAGGCTGGCCGTATTTTTAACAGTGCTTTAGATGAAATTAAGATTCATGCCATTCAAGTCCATTCTGATAAAGTTATTGGTGAGCGAGAATCTGAATATGTTAAGACAGATACGGTTATTACCATGGCTTCTCAAGTCATCAATACTTATCATGTTTTCCAAGAGTATAAAGACTACATCCAGACATTCTTAAGATCTCGTCATTTACCATCTTCTCTAGCAATGCTTCCTGCTATTTTACGTAAAGTAGTATTGATGTCAGATACTGACTCATCTATCTTTACAACAGAAGCTTGGACAAAATGGTACACTAATAAATCTAGAGGTTATAAAGATAAACAATTATCTACAGGTGTATATTCAGCCATGGTAATGTTGTCTTCATTAACTTTAAAACATTTATTAGCTACGATGTCTGCAAACCTAGGTGTTCCTGAAAAGTATATTTGGGGTATTGCGATGAAAAACGAATTTAACTTTGTTATCTTCGTTAACCTAAATCGTACTAAGCACTATATTGCGACAATCGCGATTCAAGAAGGCAATGTTTATTCTGAATTAGATATTGAGAAAAAAGGTGTACACATGAGGAATTCAAATAGTCCTCAGGACATCATTAAACATGCTGAAAGAATTATGGAAAAACTATATAATTTCCATAGCGATGAAAAGATTAAAGTGCTGGATGTTTTAAAAGAAGTAGCTGATGCTGAAAGGAAAATCATTCATTCTTTAGAACAAGGCGAACCGATCTATTATCGATCTACCCAAATTAAAGAAAAAGAATCGTATAAGAAAGAAGAAGATCAATCTCCTTTTGCCAATTATATATTCTGGAATGAAACTTTTGGTAAACACTACGGCATGACCGATCCTCCACCCTATTCGTCATTTAACGTTAAGTTAGACATTAATAACAAAACAGAAATGGCTCAATGGTTAGATTCTTTCGAAAATCAGGAATTAGCAAATGATATACGTGAGAATCTTAAAAAGAGAAATAAAGATTACTTAGGTACAATTAATGTACCTTATGCAGTATTTACTTCTCAACCCATCCCAAAAGAAATTATTCCAAAAGTAGCTAAGCGAGACATTGTAATTAACTTGTGTGCTCCTTACTACATTGCATTAGAAGCAGTAGGATTTTTCTTCTTTGATAAGTTTAATAGTAAACTGATTTCTGATTACTATTAATGTATGTTTTATAACCCTTAATCTAAATAAAAGGAAATAAAAATGTCAGATATCGTATTTTTGACCAAAGATGATTTGAAAGCTCTTGTTGTGAAAGAATACTACCATCGTATTCCTGATTCAACAGTGACTGTTTGTGCAATCACTTTGAAAAATGGTTTCGTGGTAGTTGGTGATTCAGCATGTATCGACCCTCGTAAATTTGATGAAGAGATCGGTCGTCAAGTTGCTTTCGATGATGCCGTTGAGAAAGTATGGGAACTGGAAGGTTACCGTATGAAATCCGAAGGTTTGTTCAGTCAAGAACAGCAATAAGTAATACATACTCCTCTACCCAAATAAGGGTAGAGGAGTATTATTTTTTTTTTACAAATTAAATAGCCAATCTACTTCTTTTTCGTATAAAGGTTTTAAGTCAGAGATCCGATAATCATCAAATACTTTACCACCTTTTAAACTTAGCAGTTCGTATTTCAACCTATTAACATAGCCTTTATTGACATACATGTATGGTTGTGCGGGAGTATTTAAACAATGTCTTAAGAAACGAGACATTGCCAGTACATAAACCCATTTATTCTGCCTATTTAAAAGAATGGGAGGATTATCCATAAATGTGATTGCTCGAACATCACCAATACCGTGTATGTTTTGGCATATCTTTGCGATATTAAAATTACCACCTCTTGCTCTAGAAAAGATTTCTTTAATATCTTGATCAAGTTCAGTAGAAGAAGTATTGACATAAAAAGAAGTCCCAACATAATCAATCGTTGGAGAAATACTATCGTCAGTCAACATACAGTTTTTATTGATAATAACTTGATTCAGATGAGAAGGTAACATATTAGGTAAAACAACCATACCTAAGAAATAACCAATAGCCGGAACTTTGTGTTCAGGATTAACAACCTTAATGCGTTTATGATGAATACGCCAAGCTAAGTATTGCATTACTAATAAATTGATGTCAATCTGAATAATTGCAAAACCAGGTTTATCCACATAGTTTTTAATTGTCATTAAGTTGTAAGAGATATGGGTTTGATCATGTCGTAAAACAATAACAGGACTTAATTCTTGCCATTCTTTTTTAACATATTCCCAATCCCATCTATTTTCTACTATAGAAATAACTTCTGTAGTATTAGGACCATAAAAGTTACCATAGTGTAAACGACCTACACTACGATAAGAAGTAAAACCTAAAGCATTAGCTTTAGTAAAAACAGTATTGTTAACATACTGTTCTATGTATTCGTCAGGGATGTTTTCCCCAATATCCAAGTGATGTAAAACACGATATAGAATGTGTTGACCAGCTACGTAATAATAATTGTTACGATACCAGTTAATGGCTCGTTTTAATCTGTTATCGATAACCCTGTTTGCAAATTTAAGATGCCAGGTTTCTTCTTTACGTATCCGGTTCGTGATACCAACAATATTAAACATTAGCTGAACTCTTTTTAATATAATAAAATTTTTAAGTAATAGACGGTCATATGAAGATTTACGTATAACGGTTTAAAATATCGTTATGAATAAATTTCTGTATCACTACCTTATATATGATAGATTAAACTACTGACTCTAACTGGGTCAGTATAGGGAGATATATTATCTCATTTCAAATAACCGAACATTTTAGTATAGCGTTTTTATTGTTTTAAAAATATTTAACTCTATATTATTAATGTGTAATAGGGAACGAAAAGTAATTTAATCAACGTTACTTTACGACTTATTACAATTAACGTTAATTGTAAAACCCTTCTTTTAAAGGAAATTAATTATGGGTATCGAAATCGATAACAAAAACTTGGGCAATGCTCGCCCATTCACTTTCACTGGTAACGGTGGTTTTGCTGGTTTCAACGTCATCAACAATGACTTGATGAGCTTCGAGAAAACACTTAAAGAAGTCATCGAATCTCGTTTCACTGTAAACGGTATCGACATTGGTATTATTCCACTTGATCGTAAAAACCATCGTCTTCTTCCACTGGACGTAATGTTGATTACTGTTCGTGATGAAAACGATTCTGAAAAATCTAAAAACCTGCGTGGTGTTTATGCTGTAGCGATCTGTAAATCTACAGACACTCTGCGTGAACAACAAGTTGACTTGGGTGGTCGTAAATTCAGCATCGACATTCTGCCTAGCCAAATGTTCAATGCGCCTGAATTGATCAACCTGTTCGTTGCTGTCGTAAAAGACAAATACAAAGAAGATACCGTATACTGCGGTGGTTCTACTTTGTTCGTAGACGAAGTGAACTTGAAAGACCAAAGCGTAGTATTGCGTTCTCTGATCAACTACTTGATGGCTTGTGTTACTGGTGCAAGCTACGAGAAAAATCGTCGTGATCGCAAACTGAGCGACATGAACTTTGCAGACCATGATCCATCCGAGATTCTGTATTGCGAACGCAAACTGAATACTGCTCCAGTATTTGATGAAGCAAACCAACCTATCCGTGCTGACTTCATCCACACCGTAACTGGTCGTGTAGAAAACAACAATGCCTCTACTTCTTTCTTGGGTGATGGCGGTGTTGCTCGTGAAGTATCTAGCGTGACTGGTTATATCGACATCCTGCCGGTATCTCCTAATGCGAATGCGAATGTAAGCAACATGTGTCCATGGTCTTCCACAGGCTTTGCTTATGGTCAAGCTGGTTCAGTAACTGGTCAACAAGCTCCAGCAGAAGCAACTCGTACTTACGTAACCAACGTGGTATTTACATCCATTAACCCTGCCGAATACCAAACCATGGGTAACATCCTGTTCGGTCTGGTAGCTGGTGTGGTTGCTTCTTGGGACAACTACTGGTGGGTAATGACCGCGCTGAATCCAAAACAACAAGCGCCTAACAGCTTGCATTCAGTAGCTGGTTTGGGTTACGACATTTCTCAAATACTGCGCCTGCCTAAATTTGAACCAATCCCTGTTGACAGCCCTGAGTTCAATGATGCCGCATGGATCAACGTATTGAACACTTACTTCCGTCCAGATGTAGTATTCTCTCTGGAAGTTGGTTTGGGTTCTGCTGGCGAATGGAAATACGACGCCATTCTACAAGCAGCCATCGAGTCTTACGAAGATGCTGTGAAACCAGGTTCCTTCAACGGCTTCCTGATTGATTTGGCTACTTTGTTGACCAATGGTGTATTTACTGCAGAATACCAAAAACTGGGTGGTGATGGTCGTGTGGTAACTACATTGCGCGATCGTCAAACTTTGGTAGGTTCTTACTACAATGACACCCTGAAAACCATCCGTTCTGTTCAAGACTTCGACCGTCGTCTGTTGCTGAACCAAATCAACGGTTCTGTAGAAAACATGGCGATCATCGCTGACTGGAACTACGCTTCTGTAGATCCATCTTTGAACACTCTGCAACGTTTGGGTATCCAACAAGACATTATCAAACGTCAAGCACCTTCTGCTAAAGTCACTGGCTACGGTGTACGTGTTGACTTTGATTCTCGTTTTGTACGTGCTCTGGTAAATTCAATGCGTATTGCTGGTCTGGTCCTGATTAACAGCAATACTGTTACTCCAGTTAACCAAGTACAATTTGCTACCCACATTAACAATGCATTGGTCAGCAATATCGATGGTCACTTGAGCTATGGTCGTACAACTACTGGTACCAGTGGTATGGGTGCGTTTAACTTCAGTCAACATCGCCCTCACTACTAATCCTAATGTAGTTCGGTAATACTAATCCCTGACTCTTTAACTAGAGTCAGGGGTTTTGTATTATGTTCATCTAAATTTATTTTTTAGAAGTCAAATATTTTTTGATGATCTATTTTTGAACGAACTAACTACATGAGGAATGTTTATAAATGGGAACTTACTTACAATACGTGAATAGCGATGAGATTTATAACAATACAACTTGTGCTAAGATTATTGTTAATGATTTACCAAATCGCTCCCAGAAAGACAAAGCAACAATCAATAGCTTATTGATGTTGGAAGTAGGTGAGGTTTTTGATAACGTACCACGATGTTCTTGTGGTGCATTATCCATGAAAATGTATAAAGGTGTGCGATGTAAGAAATGCGATACAGTTGTAGAAGAGATTGTGACCAATAATCTAGATGATAAGATTTGGGTAAGAGCACCAGAAGGTGTTCCTGCTTTAATGAATATTAAAATCTGGTATCAGTTACAAACTTATTTACAGCGTTCATCTTTTAAGTTTAATTTGTTACAATGGCTTACTGATCCTGATTATAAGCCAAAACTAACAAAGATGTCAGCACCTATTAGAAAGGCACTACAGAAATTAGATGAACATGGTTTAAATGTAAGAAGTTATCAGTTCTTCTACGATAACTTTGATCGTTACATGGAATTCTTATTACTGAATCCAGAATTCAATACACGGGCATTAGAACGAGGACCAGAGCTTTATCGCTTAATCATGGAGAATCGTAAAGATGTGTGGGTGCAGTACGTACAGATACCTAATCGAGCATTGACAATCATTGAAAAATCTAATGGTAAACAATGGGTAGATGCATCAACACCTAAACTATTAAAAGCAGTACGAAGAATGGTGGGTATTGATAATGATGAGAATTTAAGAAGTAAAACGTCAGCAAAAACCAAGCAGTCAAGAACTTCGAAATTCTTATCAGAAATGGCCGAATATTACGGTAAAGAAATTGACCCGAATTACTTAAGTAAGAAATATGGTTTATTCCGTAAACATATTGACGCCACACGATCTCACTTCTCTGCTCGATTTGTGGTAACGGCAATTACAGAACCACATCGTTTTGATGAAGTATGGTTACCATGGGTAGGTGCAATGTCATTACTTGGGCCACATATCCGATCTAAGCTTTATAAGAAAGGATATTCTTCGAATAAAGTAATGGCAATCATGACTAAGTACCAAATGGTTTATAATGAAGAAATTCACAAAATCATGACGGAACTTATTGATGAGTCTAGAGCACCTTGTGGTGAAAAAGGTATTCCAATCCTACTTAACCGTAACCCAACATTGAAACATGGTTCTATCGTTCTGTTAAGAGTTACACGAATCAAAACAGATCCTAGAGATATGTCTGCATCTACATCTGGTCCTATTGCACCTTTGTATAATGGTGATTTCGATGGTGACACAGAGAATTTCTTATTGTTATTGGATAATATCACGGCACGTGCTCTACAACCATTCGAGCCTAAGTATTCAGTAAACAATTTGATCGAGCCTTATATGGCTGATGGTGTAACTTCATTACCGAAACCCACAACCATGTCTATTGCGGTAGCCATGACCAAAGAACAAAACCCTACCAAAGAGCAGCTAGATTTCATGTCTCAGTTTGTAGCGTAGGGTTAACCGTCGAAAGGAAGTATTATGGCTATGTTAATTACAGGTGGTCGCGATGCAATGCGTAACCACATGTACGGAGCAATATCTCAAGATACCGCAAATTTCATTCAAAGTCAAATTGCTAGTTTAACAGCGACTTATGGTGATGTTGCTGCAGGATTTCAAAATCAGTTGATGTCTAATTTTAATGCATCGGCGATGAGATCCATTACTCTGGCTAAAAATAACCTGGACAGTACTGGTAATATGTTTGATGAAGGTGTACGTAAATTGACTACGGTTGATGATTTCCGTATGGCTTCACTGAATAATCAGCATTACATTTGTAGCAATCCTTATTTCCTGAGAGAGTTTACATCAGGACGTATGGAAGGTTGGAAATTAGAACGAACTTATCCAGAATTAACTGGTGAGCGAGATCCATATTTCCAAAATGTAATGCAAGGTGCTGTACAGTATGGTGATGAGGATTGGGGAAATGAAGATTCTGAAGACGTCATTATTCAGTATTACAATGATGAGGTTGAAGAACTTCCTGAACTCATGATCAATGAGAAATTCATCATCAAACAAAACTGGAATACATTATACAATCTGATTCATTCGAATTCTTCTGATGAAGAAGATTACGATAGTGTTATTGATCCAACCAGTATTGATGGTAATTTCTTATAATGTGAATTGTAAATTGAGTAGGTAGAAATACTACCTACTCTTTTTTTTTTACTTTGTATTGTTGAGGTTAAGTAAATGGCGTTTACGAATAATGACCCAGACGTAAAGTTAGTTCCTACGTTAGATGGTATAGGATGGATAGATCGAGGCATCAATATTAAATTAGACAGGTTGTTAGCAAACTTCTTTACATCAGATGGTTCACAATCTTCTCTTTACTATCGCATGTTTAAAACATATCAAGTAATCAATGCAGATAATGTCAATGATGTCGAATCACTACGTTCGACAATGGAGTCTTATCTGCTTACTTACTTAAGCAAGTATTTTAACTCTGTTAATGTCGAAGTATCGTTAGCAGATATGCAAGGTAATAAGAAAGATCTCATGGATCTGCCTGAAGCAAGAATTGGTTTATTCTTAACAGTAACAGTAAACGATAAAGAAGGATATATCGAAATGAATAAACCAGTAATGTACGAAGGTGGTGTGTTTAAATATACGTTGGATAAATTCAATAAAGGTGGATAATAATGTCAGAAGTTAGTTTAATCGATATAGAGAAAAGTAATGCTGAAACTGATGTGGCCAGTACTGAAGAGGCAATGAATATTGCCATTAAAGAACACATGCAGACAATTCAGGATATTCGTCATCAGATCGATACAGAATTATCTAGTATTGATGTAAATGATTATATTGAGAATTTCTTAGCGCTTCATTGCGGCTATGTTTCCGAGAATGACCAATACTCTATGGATACTTGGTTGGAATTTGCAGGCGGCATGTATCGTCCTGTAAATTTAACCCATAAAGGTAAAGTAATCGGACAAGTACCTTCTTTATATCCTGATGGATTATATAACTTAGTTTCTAGTGAAAAAGAAACCGTAGATCCTGATGATAAGACTGTAGGTAATACACTACAACAGATCAACCAGTATGCAGAGAACTACCATGAGATCGGTAATGCTGAACGTAAGAACTATTACGATGCATTGGTTTCTAGAGTAGATCCTGATGTCATTAATGCCCATAAAGAAAAATGGAAAGAATTCTTTAGATTCATGGGTGTGATTGATAAAAATGTAAATAGTACTGAGACTAAAAAAGAAACTCAGGTAAGTGAGAATAAAAATAATATCAGTAATATCTTTTCTTCTGAAGACGTATTCTAAAGATAAACTGATAAGGAATTTAAGATGTTAAGACCAATAAAAGGAAGAGTGTTTGGAGATGTTCATTTTTGCCATGCTCAAACACCTTCGGAGAAGATATTCGAAGAAGTGAGACATTACTTTCCTTTTTCTAAAGACGCTTATTCCTACGATATTACAGTTCTGGATGGTGATTACTGGGATAAGCTAATGCCCAATAACCATCCAGATACATTCACGACTGAAGAGTCAATTTATTATTTATTAAAGTGGCATAAGCAACACGATTGTCTGTTAGTCATTGTGGATGGTACACCACTTCATGATGCAGGACAAATGGAGAAGTTTGTCCACATTAATGAGAATTCCGGTATAGGTGCCGATTTAATATTTGTTAAAGATGTCGACATTAAGTATATTGACAAATTTGATATTCATGTTTTGTTTATTCCTGATCGTCCTCGTTCCTCTCCTGATGACACTTATCAGAGAGTTAAGGAAATAATGGAAGAAAAACAGTTATCAAAAATAGACATGGCGGTAATGCATGGTTGCTTCCAATACCAGCTGCCAGAGATTTCTGCTGATCACAAACACATAGAAGAGAATTACCTATCCATTGTAAAAGGACCGATATTTATTGGTCATGTACATACTCATTCTACATTTGACAGAATCATTGCTCCTGGATCATTTTCCCGTTTAAGACACGGTGAAGAAGAACCTAAAGGCATGATTGATTTTGTAATGGATGTAGATAATAGTTTCAAAGCAAAGTTTATTGAAAATGAACTTGCAACAATTTATAAGACCATTACCGTTACTGGGTTGAGTATTGACGATTCTTTAGATAAAATTAAAAGGATTGTCAATAAGTTACCAGAGAACAGCAAAGTTCGAATAGAATGCGAACAAGGACACCCAATTACTGCTGACAGATCATTTATTACTCTAAAGACAGAGTACTTGTCAATCAACTGGTCTATTAAAGTTGTGACCGATAAAAGTGTCATCGCAACCGATAAAGAAGTATTCTCTACAGAGAATGAATATGTACCTTTAATCATTAATGAAAATAACATTATTGAATTAATTGAAAGAAAAGCAATAGAACGTGGTAATTCTAAAGAGCTTATTAAATTAATACCAGAATACTTACAAACTATTATTTAAGGACTAAATCATGGATTTCACTAATGAACGAGAGAAAGGTAAAGTGCCAATATCTATTGGTACTTCGTTAGCATTTGAATCATTACTAAACATCCATGATGATCTGAAACACAAGATACCTCCTTATTTAGAAACTGAAGTTATCTGGATAAATGTTAAAACATTATTTCGTAATCTTTGGGGAGCAATCCCCAGAATACGGCACGATTTAGTTTCAGATATGCAATTAGCAGAAGCATTGATATTTGAAATGGAAATGATTAGAGATGTTTGTCGAAATGAGTGTCGTGGTTTAGAAGTCGTTTATTATTTACCTAATTATTTTGGATTAGGTACCATTAATAACGAAGTACTGTTAAGAATGGATAATACTGAATTACAGAAAAACTACACAAAAAGAATGGTTAGAACTTTGGAGATTGTTTTAAAACGATATAACCAAGGAATGGATATTAATAATGTGTCAGATCGTAACCACATGATACGTATCTATAATAACCAGATTACCGATAGAGAGACAAGAAAAACATTCATCATTTCAAGCTATGCTTACGACTTAACCGCTTATAGGAAGTTCAGTAATTTAAAACTACTGGAAACACATACAGGAGCAATTAAAGGTCGAGAGCTATGGTACACTAAATACGAAAATCATTCTGCGGTTCCTCCAATGCCGTTTAGATTAGACTTATTGACTATCTTAGGAGACAAAACCTTATTTCGTACTAAAGTACCAAAATTAAGACAGGCAATAATCGAATTAGCCAAAGCGAACAGATGGACACCTCTTACTACTACAGATAAGATACGCATGAACATCGGATCTATTAAAGATTATCAAATTCGTCATCGATTATTAGATGTCATCACGGGCATGTGAATAAATTCACTATTTGCTTATTTAATGAAACACAATTACATTTCACTTTAAACCTTTTATAGGACTTTTAAAATGGCTGAACAACAACAATTTGCTTCTAAGTATCGTCGTAATATTACCCATACACGCATCATGTCTCTATGGGGTCGTAACGAAGAGAAAACCGTAGCTTCTTTTAACCTTTACGTTACTGGCAATGTATTGCATTTAACAGTATATACTGGTTTGTCCGAAGACAAACAACGCCGACAAAAACAAATTAAGTTTGACTTTAAAGACGGTCAAATTACCTCATTCTTGGCAATCTTGCAAGGATTAGTACAGTTGTCAGAGCTTCCATTTGATGGTGAAGCACGTACAATCGTTTCTTCTATTTTTGGCTATGTTAAATTCAAAGACATGGACAAAGCAGAACGTCGTGAGATTGGTAAGATCTTGGTAGGTCGCGATAAGAATGGTATCTACTTTATCTCTGCTATTAACAATACTCATGGTCGAGTTAAGTTTAACTTTGAACTGGATCGCGATATTGTTATTTACGATATTAATTCTAATGAACCTATCGAACCTAAAGAAGCTTCTGAACGCATGATGCTTCAATTTGTTAATAATGCTAAACTGATTTTGGCAAATGTCTTGACTCAAGAATTTGTCGATAAAGATTCTGAAAAAGAAGGTGGTCAGTCTGGCAGTAATAACAATAGCGGTAATCGTCAATCTAGTGGTAATACTTCTGCTGCTGATGATTTCGATTCTTTGCTTCCTTAATCTTTAATGCTACACTACTCTAGAAGGCCCCACAGCACCCGAGAGGTTAGTATAAAAATTT